GATGATGGGGGCAGTCATAGCTGGTCGCGATCCTGTCATAGGTCAGCAGATTGCTGCGGCGGCCCATCCCGCCCTCGAGGCCCTTGAGGCTGCACCGAGCCCGCGCCTCCTGATGAGCGCGGCAAATGCCAACATTCCAAAATCGCCCCGGAGCGTTCGCCGCCTACGGAGTGTCGCTTAGAGATTTTGAATCTTATTCTAAAAATGGAGGCTATCGCTCAAAGCGTATGGTCCGAACTCGGGCCTGGATATTCCGAGTCTGTTTATCATTCGGCCTTTGAGGTCGCCCTACGAAAGCAGGGTATCTACTATGAGACCGAGCGAATCGTGCCAGTATTTTACGACGGCCAAAACGTCGGGCATGTAAGGGCCGATCTCATAGTGGACCGACGAGTGGTCCTCGAGCTCAAGGCTGTAAGCAAGATCAATGAGACGTACCGAATTCAGACTCGAAATTATATGAAGCTTCTTGATCTAGATGTTGGGTATCTCATCAATTTTCCAGACCGAGCGACAGATCAGCCAGAGGTCGAGAAAATAGTGAGGGATCGTCCTGTCCCCAAGACTCTTGATCGGATCGATTGTTAAAATTAATATTTTTTAATAGTACATGCCTCATACACTGAAGCAACAGGATGCGCGCCGGTACCGCCCAAGCGCTACCAGACGTCCCTCGAGTCTGTCGCCCATCATAGAACAGGTTGAGAATATACTCAAAAAATTAAATAAGATGAACGGAGGGGTAAAAAAGGGGCGCTTCACTGTATATAATGTTAAATAGTACGTATAAATTGCCATTGAAGCTCTCGACATATATTTTCCCAAATTTGATCTTGAATATATAATTTTTCACGAGACTTGAGAAGTGGAAAACATGGAAGGTATTTATCTTCGCTCAAAAGTTCACACATCTTATATAGGACAAAAGAGTAACTCAAAAAGTTTTTGCGATTTGCCGGCTTGTGCTTCTCAAAAGGTTTTTGAATCGCGTGAAACATGAGCCTGAGCTTGTCTTCGAGCTCTTGTGGCATCGTGGGGGGCGTGATACCACTAATCATGGTCGTGATATATGGGACATGTTCGTAATATTTTGAATAATTCAACTTTTTCAGGAGACCCTTGACCTTTTCATGAGTCACCTCAGAAAGATCCTTAATCTTTTGTTTTCTGAATTCAGTTCTTAATTTTGATATAACATCTTCAGGGACATTTGTGGATTCTTTTGCCTGAAACTGACTGACCCATTCATTAAAATGATTTTCACGTTTATACGAATAGATGATGAGTTTCTCGTGTTCTTGCTCTTCCTTGTAGCCGACCTCGTCACCTTGGACGTATTCAGAGAGACCACACTCTCTGCATATTTCTTCACTCAGGGCATCGTCAAAAATTTTTGAATATCTCTTACCACACTGGAGACAAGGTGCCGAATCGTCACTCTTTTTGGCTTCATATTCGCAAACCTCTTCGACTTCCTTTAAATATTTTTTATAAATATCATTTCGGGCTATACCCTTACGCGTTGTGACGTGAAGACTCGCGACACTTCGAGACACAGTTTGGGGATGCGTTTCGGACGTGTATTCCCTGAGAATTGGAATACACGATAAAAGATAGTCAGTCATTTCTTCCTGATTTTTACATTTTTTCATCCTCTCATCGTACCTAGCCTCCATTTGTATATTACTATTTATTTATTTATGTATCATCAATCTTGGGAGCTAAATAAAATTTTAAATCTCCCAGATTCGCAATTGTATATCGGAATATAATTGGCATATCTGAGTTTGTAGAGTTTTGTAGTATTTGAACGGACGAACACATATTTGTAGCCTTTGTAAATAGATTAATATATTTAAGACTAAATGTTCCTCCAGTCCGCTTGACGTGTTCTGGAAACTCTATGACGGTGCATTGGTCGGCAAAGTCGCCCTTGCAGCTCAACTCGAGCGTGTTCCCGGCTCGTATAATATCCATTTCGGTCGAAAGATTACTCATGTCTCGGGTCATCTTCTGAAAATCGACGGATGGGAGAGTCGTCACGACGTTCATGTCGACGTCCGGAAATTCGAGTATGTCCTCGTTGATGTCGAGCAATTTTAGTTTAAATTTGGTTGAAGATTTTTTGACTGGATTCTCTATAACCATTTCCATAAAGTCGCGACCGGTAATTGAGGCCGAAAGGACGTCTTGACTACAGACCGACTTGAGAAGCTTGTATATATTTGCCATATTCATACCAGCTGCCAAATTTTCGGGACATTCATACTCTTCAAAATTATCAGCAGACATAAACATATGGACCAGAGTCACTCGGGCCGTGTCGAGTGTGAGTATCTGGATACCTTTGTCTGTAAAATACACATTCACATCATTGATAATATCTTTCAGAACCTCAAAGACCGATTTAAGGGCCGATGCTTGAATGGTCCGAAAACGCATCTTATCGTAACTGTTCCTTTTATCTTTAAGACGAGCGTGCACTCTTCTGTGCCTCGTCGACAGACATTTCGATTTTCTTTTTTAATTCGGGAGTAATTTCGGGTTGGAGCGTCTTGCCGTATCTGTCGAGTTCGAACATTCCGGAATTTTCCGAGCCATCGATGTTCGTAAATGACGGTCCGCCAGCTTCCCACATCTCGAGCTCGTTCGGACACATAGACTCGAGCCATGCTTTGACGTCTGCACCGACACACATCTTTCCTTCATTTGTGATAAGTGTCGGGACCCGAGTAATCTTCTTCGAAGGGACTCCATTCGCTCCAATTTCATGGAGTCTTACAATTTCAGACAAAGCCGGTTGAGCTTTGATGAAGGCCAGTATCTCCTGTGAAAATTTACATTTCGCGGAATAGACCAGAAGGGCCATATACTATTTTCATTTTTTTTGATTTTGTCCGGAAGACGCACTGAAACTTTTTCGTTTGTTAAAGTAATGAAGGACCTTGCTATACTTCTTATGGCCGGAGTCGCCCTCTTTCTCGTATGGAACAGTCACAAGACTGCAACCTTTATGGCCGACCCAACAGCGGCTATACCGCCAGTTGTCACACAGACAATTATTGAAAAATTTCTGGAATCCCGTAAGGATCTGGTACCGATCGACACCGTGTTTGTCAACGCCCAGCCGGACGGATCCTACAAGGCTCGAATTTTGTTTTTTAATTCAAAAAAGTTTTTGGGGATCCAGTATGACATGGACGCTCGGGTCAGCGATGACGGCTCTGTAGAGGTGTTCAACGTGGGAGACTCGAGCGCCTCGACCGGATCATACGGGTTCAAGCCAGATAGATACATGCCATGGAAGGATATTCAGGAAAATTTCGACACCCAGCTCAAGGCGGCTCTGGCTTTCAAGCCGACGCTCCTCAACATACCAGAGGCCCACACGTCCGGCATGATTCTCACGAATCAGAACCTGCAAACTCGCTCTTAATTTTATAAAACATATACTAGATGGTCGTATCGGCCCGGGCAATAGCGCAATCCGAAAAAAAGAGAAATAATGCAAAAAAGGAATATTACAGGGCTCTTCTCGACCAATTTTGTAGGAAAATTAAGACAGCCTCAGAAATTGGAAATAAAAAAACAATACTGACCGTGCCTTCATTTTTGATAGGGTTTCCAAAATATGATCTATCTATGACTGTTATGTATATGGCCCGACAATTGTCTCGACTTGGGTATATTGTAGACCTCGTCGGGCCGCTCGATCTTCAGATACGGTGGACAAAGGAGGCGCCCGAAGAAGAGCAATACCACGAGCCTGACCTCCCGACTCTGGCTGGACTTCATTCGCTGGCCCAAAAAGTTCGCTCGTCAAACAGCCACAAATAAATACTCGTATAAAACAAATGGATATCCTGAACGAGTCCGAGAGGCGCTTCACCAAAAAACTATGCGACGCTATGGTTCCCGTGATGATAGAAACATTTTGGGAAATGTGGCTCGAGGCCAAAAAGGAGACGCGCGGCCGCAACGCTATTCAAAATTTTCAGGAGAGGCTCAGGGCCGTCAAGACTTGGAATTCCTCAATTTCACTAAAGAATTCAGAGGCTATTGTCAAGAGACAGAGCCTTTTTCCAAACTTGCTCGCGGCCGTGTTCGTTATTCATGTAAAAATCCTGAGCGCCATTCGAACCGACAAAAAATCAAAAAAGATTTGCATCAAGCTCCCGGCGACCGACGTGTTCGCGCAGAGGTGCTATGAGGCGTGTGCCGAGGACCTCTATTATAACCCGAGCATCATCGTCGACAACAAGTCAGAGAGCGAACGCATGGAAGATCTCACAAAGAGATTCAGTAAAGATATAATTGTAGTGATCGAAGAGCTCGTTCCGACGGCTGAGATTCTCAACACTTACCTGCCCCTTCCCGCCGCCGGTGAGGATTTGAACATGGACGAGGAGGAGGGCGATGAGGAGGAGGATATCCCGGACCTCATGGACGAGGCGCCAGTCGGAAACATGGAGCTCGCGGCGACTCCAGGAGGCGAACACACCGCAGTGACCGTCAACAATACACTCACGCCCCCGAGCGTTCCGGGAGTCACGCCAGTCGAACCAGACGCCGATGCCCTCTTTTCAGATGCACCATTAAAGGTTGAAAAATTACCGGCACCATCAATATAGGATGGATCATTACTTCCGAGAGCCCTTGAGCGCAGCCTGCATCGCAGCAGTCATCGTCACTGCATATGTATTTATAAAATCGAAATTGAATAATGAATCAAAATTGAAAAATTCAGACTATTTCAAGCCAGCTTTTCTCGTAGCGATTCTCGTTTTTTTCATGATTCGACAGGGCTCAGGAGACTCTGGACCAGTCCTAACTGATCCTTACTAAATTTCACTTAAGGATTAGTTGTCTTAAAGAATAAATGACGGCCTCTAAAGCTTTTGATGAAATGATGGAGCAGTTTGTTGGCGAGCTCGGCCGGTCATTTCCAGAGGCGGCCCCGACGGAGCGTCCGACCTCTTCAGAATTTATGCATACAATTGCTCCGTGGTCTCAAAAGTTGATGGCAAAGGATGAGACGTTTTTTTGCGAAGAAAACAAGCTTCTTAACCTTCATTCTATATGGACCCGTGAAGATTGTTCTGGGACCAGCAAGGATGCGATCTGGCAGTATCTCTCATCGCTGTATATGATGGGAACTATGTTTAGTATGATTCCGCCGAGTATGTTAAGTATGATCGAGGCGGCAGCAGAAAATGCGGCAAAGAACATGACGTCTGGGGGCGAACCAGATATGATGAAAATGATGGAGCAGCTCATGGGTGGAGTACAGACTCCAAAGAGAATCAAGTCCAAGAAAAATTCTCGTTAAATAGAAGAATGGACCCAGCAGACGTTTTCAGATCCAGTGAGATTCTCAAGTTTTGGCCGACTGCCAGTCAGACGAGTCGCCAGCGCGTCTCGGCCTCGACTCGTTTCATCCTATATGCCATCTGCCTGGTCTATGTGTTGACTCGGGACAAGCGGGTCCTCGTCATAGGGGCCGTGGCTCTCGGCGTCCTGTTCTATCTCTGGAAGTCTGGAATGGTCTCTGAAAAGCTTTCAGAGGATCAGCCAACCGCTGATAATCCCATGGGGAACGTGCTCCTCACAGACTATATGGATGATCCAAATCGGCCAGCGGCTGCATGGTATCCCAGCGTCCGTGACAAGGTCCAGCGTATTTTCAGCAAAATTCATCCTTTTGAGCGGCAGCGCGATGCTGAAAGAAATTTCTACACCGCACCTTCGAGCACCATACCAAACGACCAGACTGGTTTCGCATGGGCCGCATTTGGAAAACCGTTCGCGCCAAAGTGTCACGACCAGGGCGGTGCCGCTTGTGACCCCGACAGGTTCTACTCAACCTTCCCAGAAGAGGTTCAATTGCGTGGTGGCAATGGCGGAGGCTACGGCAGTTCCAAAGCGTAAATTAAAATGTAAAATAAGAGTAATGCAGAGGCTCGATTACAGCCCCAATCTGCTCGAGTCGGGAATATGGTATGGCCCGGCTCAGATCGTTCTGGCCGACAAGACTACGGTCGAGAGCGCCCTTCGCGAGGAGCCCACAACATCGTGGAAGAAGGGCTGGTCCGAGCACGCCTATGATTTTCCAAATTCATATGTAAATATCCCACTTCGTGTCCGTGAGTGGAACCCTATAAGCACCTTTGCCGAGAATCAGAATACTCGTTTTTTCCAACGGTATCCATCGGCTAAATAATTTTAAAAGGATATACTAATGGACCCAGTGGCTTTAGCAGCCGTTGTCGGTCTCGTGTTTGTTGGTAAGCACTTCTCAAAAGATGAAGAGTCTGTGCTGCCGCCAACCAGGAAACCACTCACTCGTCGGGACATCGACCTAATGGCTCACCCGGCCGAACACTCCGAAGACTTTTTTGACCTCAGACCGACTCTTCCATCGAATGGCCGCCGAATAGGCGATTCGCACTTGGCAAAAAAGGATGCTATTCGGTCACTCCAGGATCAGACCAGACAGAACACGACATTCCCATATGGTCAGCCAGTCTACGATTTGTATAATCGTCAATTTGTAACCAATATTCAGAATAATCTGGCACCTGTAGAGCAGCCCAAGCGCGTCGGTCCTGGTCTGGGCGTCGGTCCGAACGTAGCCGCGGCTGGCGGTTTTCAGGACTACTTCCGGGCCCTTCCTGTGAACGTGAATGAGGAGGGCCTCACGACCCTAAAGGGCCTTCCCGGACCTCCCGACCCAATCATAAAGGCGGGTGGAGCTGCATACATAGGCAAGATTACCAAAGAGGCGGCGGCGTCGAAAACTGCATACAGGGCCCCGGCGGCATACGGAGGTGGAGGCGCTCAAGGAGCACTGACGGCCCCTTCAGGACGTCCCAATTATATCAAGACCAAGAAGATGACGTCACGGGCCGAGACTGGGCTCCGCACCGACACGCTCTCGAGCGGCCCAGCCCAATACAACGTTTCTCAGCCGTATGCAGAGGCCAAAGATGCATACACAAATATTGCTCTCACGAGAATGTCCGGAAACCGGTCGAACCCGGATAGACCCGGAAACGCCCAAAGAATGAATGTTAGAAATGATCCAGCGAACCAGGTCGGAGCGGCGACAATGGTTCGATCGGAGACGATCCCCTTCCCGGTCGGACCGGTCGGACCGACTGGAAACAGTAACAGCCGTGGATACAAGGCTCCTCTTTTCGATGATCCGATGAATGATAAAAAATCAAAGGAGAATCCATACGGTCAGAAATCCTTCCTGGATATAGCAATACAACAACTCGAGAATGCACATTCTTTGGCTGCATAAAATTATTGTTGAGTAGTATAAATGAGCGGAGGAGTCGTACAGCTCGTAGCGACCGGTCCTCAGGATACCTGGCTGACTGGCAAGCCCGAAGTTTCTTTCTATCGATCAAATTATCGCCGGTCGACTCAATATTCAAGCTCTGTCGAACTTCAGGTTATACAGGGAACTCCGGCACCTTCGAACATGTCGAGCATTCGCATAGAGAAAAAGGGAGATTTGCTGAACTACATATACCTCACGGCCACCGATCAAAACGGGTCGACTGTTCCCGTGCTCGACTGGCGGAGCGTCATCAGTCGCGTTGAGTTATATATAGGAGGTCAAATCATCGATACGCAAGATATGGAATATATGATGGGCGTAGAACCGGTGACCGGGACCCAGACAGCAAGTCAGCAGTCACAAAGCGTCGGTTTCTGGGGCTTTTTCCCTCTAAAATTCTTCTTCTGCAAGGATTGGTCGGCGAGCTTGCCCCTGGTTAGTCTCCAATTTCACGATGTCGAAATACGCATTATATGGTCTAAAAATATAGTAAATTCCCTTCAGGGCGAAATAGTTCCCCCTGGAAATCCTACATTCAAGGATTTAACATACCAGGCATGGGCCAATTTCGTGTATCTAGACCAGGTCGAGCGCGACTGGTTCGCCAAGACGCCGCAGGATATTCTGATTACACAGGTTCAAAAGGCTATGATATTAAATGGAACCACTCAGGAATTTTCTTTTAGTCAGCCTATGAAATTTTTGGCATTTATTTGCAAAAGTTACTTTTCTGTATATGCTGGGATAAGTTCGTCGGCAGCCCGCCCTCTCGAATTCAAGACTCAGGTGAACGGAGTCGACGTCGGGATCACTCGTTCTCTGGTTCACTGGACTGACGTTCCGTCCTATTACAACACGCCATGGGGGTTTGCCGGTCAAGGGCCAGGTGTGAATATAGCCATTATCCCGTATTGTCTCGATACATCCAAGCTGCAGCCGACAGGGACCCTCAACTTTTCACGCCTTGACTCGTACAGAATTATAGTAAATCAATCAAATGCAAATGGTCTTAATAGTCTGACGCCTCAGGATCAGACCTACCACGTTCTTGGTGTAAACTATAACATTCTCAGAATTCAAAATGGCCTGGGCTCTGTTCTATACGCCTCTTAATAATTTTATATTTGTATAATAAATGGCGTCTTGGGCGAATAAAAATTACAATGCAAATACAGGGGTCGGGCCAGGAGTCCTCGGCGCAGTGAAATCTGGAACTTATAACACTGGTTTTGGCAATAATGTCATGAGTAATATTTCGACTGGTTCAGACAATACGGGCGTAGGATATCAAGTTATGGTTAACACTACAAATGGTGCCGACAATACAGCAGTGGGATACAAAGCAGGATCCGTCTTGGGCGCTGGTGCGGCGAATAACACTATTCTCGGTTCAGGAGCTTTATCTAATTATACTGGAGATACATCTGATAATGTAGCAATTGGATCTAACGCGCTCAAAGGCCCTAATGCAACTGCGACAGGTAGAGGCCTAGTCGCGGTAGGTTCTTCGGCTCTTGCTGCGAATTATACGACCGGAACGTATAACACGGCCGTAGGGTTTCAGGCATTGACAGCAAATACTTCAGGAACAAAAAATACTGCAATAGGTTACAATTCCTTATCAGGAACAACCACCACAGACAACACAACTGCTATAGGTTATAACGCGGGATCAGTTAGTGATTGGGGCACAACACCAATACCAAATGATTGTGTAATTTTAGGGAATACATCTGTAACAAGAATCTATTGTTCCACCGCCGCCTCCTCCGGATTCTACACAATTTCAGATAGAAGAGATAAGAAAGATATAGAGCCTTTACCAATCGGTCTTGATTTTATAAATAGCCTGAATCCTGTGAGATTCAAGTTTGATCCGCGGAGCCGTTATGATGATGGTATCTCTGACGGTTCGAAGGCTTCAGATGAATGGTTGACCGGCTTTATTGCGCAAGAACTCGAGGTTGTCCAGCCTGATTGGTTATCTATAGCATTTAAAGCATCTGATGACCAATATTTCGCGTCCCCTCAAGCAGTTCTCATACCGCTCGTCAAGGCGGTTCAAGAGCTGTCGGCCAAGGTTCAGCCCCCTCCTGATCTCTCTATTATCCAGAGTCTTTTGGAACAGGTCCAATCCCTACAGGCACAGGTCCAAGCCCTACAGGCCCCACAGTAAATAGTCAATTAAAAAACAAAATGAAGGTCCATGGGACCAAAACAAAATGAACGTCAAAAGCGACTTTCACTTCGTTTTGAAATAATACTAAAAATATATGGTGATAATATAAAATGAGCGGTGGTTCTGTTAAGCTCGTCGCGACCGGTCCCCAGGATGAATGGTTGACCGGTAAGCCAGAGGTTTCTTTCTACCGTTCAAACTACCGCCGGTCGACCCATTACTCAAACTCGGTTGAACTCCAGGTCATTCAGGGAACGCCTGCTCCTGGAAATGTCTCTACGATCCGTTTTGAGAAAAAGGGAGATCTCCTCAGTTATGTCTATCTGACTCAGATCAGCAGTGCGGGAGTTGTCCAGGCTACAGATTGGTCGACCATTATCTCACGAGCGGATCTGTATATCGGAGGTCAGCTCATAGATTCACAGAATAATGAATATAACACATTCATAGAGCCTGTGACCGGTTCTCAGACGGCAACACAGCGCATTCAGGGACTCTCGAACTACCCTACACAAATCACACCTCTTGGCGGTAGTGCAGTCAACGCACCTAGTTCCAATTTTTATCCATTCAAATTCTTCTTCTGCAAAGACTGGTCGACGTCTCTCCCTCTTATAGGACTTCAGTTTCATGATGTTGAAATTCGCATTCACTGGAATTCAACGTTCGCGAGCGCCAATCAGTTTCAGGCCTGGGCCAATTTCGTATATCTAGATCAGGTCGAGCGCGACTGGTTCGCAAACAACACGCAGGACATACTCATAACACAGGTTCAGAAGGTTTTGCCATCATTTACCAACGTTCTCGATATTTCTCTGGCTCAGCCCGTAAAGTTTTTGGCTTTTAAAACGCGCGCGCAACCGGTCGCATTCAAGACCCAGGTGAACGGTGTTGATATCGGGGATTCTCGTTCGGTAGTCCACTGGTCTGATGTCACGCAGTATTATCACACGCCCTATGGATATAATCCGGCCACCCAGGCTCCCGAGACGGTCGTGGTCATCCCATATTGCCTCGATACATCCAAACTACAGCCGACAGGGACCCTCAACTTTTCACGTCTTGACTCTTTCCGAATTGTCGTTCCATCAAATAAAACAATTTCAGGTGATCTTTTTGGAGGTAGCAATGCTGGAAATAGTTCGCACATTTATGCAGTAAATTACAACGTTCTGAGAATTCAGAATGGTCTGGGCTCACTTTTATATGCATCTTAATGTAGAGAATGAATTGGTTCTTTTTGGTTATTCTTTTGTGCCTCATATTTTTGGCAACTTATGATCCACGCTCGGGAACTCTCAGCGATTTTTTTGCTCCCCAAACATCAGTAGAGGATGGACAATCCTCGAGAGAGGCACAAGGCTATCGCGATACCGATGAGCGAGATTGATGACCTGAAACACTTTCTTGTAGTCCACGATAGGCGTTATCGGGAATGGACCTTTGTAACGGGTGGGTGCCGGAGGCGCGAAGTATATAACCCACTCAGATGTGCTGTTCGCGAGCTCGAAGAAGAGACTCGTGGGCTCATAAATTTGAAAAAGGGGACATATTCCTATTTCAAATTTACGACCGATACGCAAGAACCTCGGGACATCGAGGATGGCGTCGGAGCCCTCAATCATTATCATGTATACATATTCAATTTACCTATGACATCGGGCGAACATAGGCACATAATAAAAAGATTTACCGAGGAAAAAAAAAAGATGGAGGGTGCCGAGGTTCCTTTTCGAAAAAATTACGACGAGAACGACGAATGCCGGTTTGAGACACTTTCCTCTATAATAAGATGTGCTAACCTGTGGCCAATGATTCGCGAACACGTCATAACAAACCCCGAATTTATACAGGGAATCAGCGCGCCTCATTGGATCCCATTTAACCTTAGAGATTAATACAATGATAGTATACTATCTGAATTTAGATCATAGAACCGATCGCAAGTTTTCAATCGAGCAGCAGCTCAAGGGGCTTCCATGGCCGATTGTCAGGGTTCCCGGATTTTTTACACAGGGCCGTGGAATCATAGGGTGTGGTATGTCCCACATTCGGGCCCTTGAGCTCTTTCTCGAGTCGGAACACGAGACGTGTATCATTTTTGAGGATGATTTTGCCTTTACACGACCCAAGTCAGAATTTGTTCTGCCCGACTTTGACTGGGATGTTTGTATGCTGGGAGGTTGTGTAACAAAAACAGAACCGTTGAACGAAAATTTCGAACGGGCTATTCATGTCGGAACTGCATCGGGCTATGCAGTCACTAAAAAGTTTGCACCAATTTTGATTCAAAATTTCAAAGAAGGCCTCGAGCACCTAATAAGAGACTTTTGTCCCCCAAAATATGCGATTGATGTCTATATGACAAAACTCCAACCAATTTCAAATTGGCTCATATGCAAACCGGTATTCGGAGTTCAGATGCCAAGTTACTCAGACATAGAAAACAGATATGTAAACTTTTATGAAGATGCGTTCAAGTAAAAAAGAATAAATATGCAAAAAGTATATGACGCGCTCGAAGCTCGAGCTCGCCACGATCCTTTCCAGGCTCAGAGGTGACGATTCTGATCCTGAAAAGCTTGCTCGAGAGATGACTCTCATTAAATTATGTTATGAAATTCAAAAAATCGAGGAGACTCAGCCACCCCCTGAAATTCAAAAAATCGAGGAGGCTCAGCCACCCCCTGAACCGAAAAAGAGAAAACACGCACTTTCGTGGCTGCTCGACTCGTCAGATGATGAATAAGTTAGAGAGAGCATGCGTGTAAATATCTAAATGACAATAGATCGCTGGCGCGTCCCAAAGGGTCCAGGGACACATGTTCTCATGAGTGGAGGCATACTCAATGTCCCTGATTCAGATATTCATGAGTTTCATCAGATCTATATAGATGAAATCAATTCTGGAACAAAATTGTATGTGGTCGAACAAAAAACGGATCGATTCAAATTTTTCATAGACCTGGATTATAAGGCTCCTGAAAAATTAAGTGATTCTGTTCTCAAGCAATTTTGTTGTTTAATTCATCAAGTCGTCAGTCCCTTGACTCGGTATTATGTTGCTCGGGCACAGCCAAGACCCGTAAAAGATAACCTCATAAAGTCGGGCGTCCATATTCACTGGCCGGACGTCATCGTCACGAGGACTCAGGCTATCAATTTGAGATCTAAAATCATAGAGTCTTTGGGAGAAGGTCCATGGGAAGAGATTATTGATGCATCTGTATACGGAGGATCCGGGCTGCGTATGCTCTGGTCACATAAAAAGCCTACAGGCGATCCCTATATTCCATGGGATCTCCCAAAGACGGCCGAGACTCTGAACCTCATGTCAGTCAGAGTCATCGGTGGAAATTCTATTCACGCCAGAGAGGATCTTGAAATTAATGGGCTCGAAGAATTTATTCAGAAATCTCTCAGGGGTCATGAGGCGACCCACGTGAAGAGGGTCCAGCGACACGAACACGATGGGTGGTTCATTCAGACTGATTCTACATTTTGTGACAAAATTAAACGCAAACATAAATCAAATCACGTGTGGTTTAGTGTCCGTTCGGGTAGAATATCCCAGAGGTGCTTTGATGAAGAGTGCAAAGACTTCAAGGGCGATCCGCATATTCTACCTCCGTCGGTAATAGAACAGCTCAAAGATTTTGCTATTGTCGGAAGCCCCCCGAGTTTTTTTATAGATCCTCCTCGAACTTTTACAGAATCAAATTTCGGGGCTGGTCCGAAACAATTGGAAGCATTCTTCCGAAATTAACTTAAACACAAAAGACATCCAATATCCATAACATGTCTGGCGTTATGGTCACTCGGTCTGGACGCGTCTCGAAACCGCCCGAGCGGTATGAGCCTCAAGAGCAGGTCGAGGATGACTATGGACCTGACGACTACGATAGCGTTGAGTCTTCTATCGATACAATTGAATCTTCTGATGACGGCGTCACGGACCTGGACTCTGATGACGATGCTGATGAATACGGAAACTTAGATGGATTTGTTGTTCCAGATAAAAGCGAGGGTTCTGATTCAGAGAAAGATGGAGAACCTCCCGTTTCTAACCGGAAACGAGCCCCAGTTAAAAAACGACCAGTCCGAAAGACGCCCACAGTGGGCCGAAGTTGAGGAGGTGCCTCAGTGGGTTGCCCCACCCCCAGCACTATCAATTCTAGATAGCTTCAAGAATAACCAGATTGCCCTCGTTCTATTGGGGGTTGTCCTCGGTGTCATAATCATGAATATGCGCCCGATAATCATCAACCCGAAGTAATTTCATATGTCGGTGTTGAAGTATTTATAATTTTACCTGTAAATTTACCTACAGGCCCACTTGGGTCTTTATATACATCTTCTTGTAAAATCCCTATCCATGGATTTGCTCGAATTTGGGGCTCCTCAAAAGGTGCTGTTTTTTCAGGAGCCTTTTTAAAATTTTGTCTGTTTCTGAGAAGTATTAGAGCCAATATCGCTAAAAGTTCTAGGACTATCAGAAACATCCTTATTTATGTGCTATGTTTTGTTTAGGCCTCAGCAGCGGCTGCGGCCCGGCGCTCCTCAATCACCTGAGCGACGCGAGCATCTGCCAGTTTCACGAGCGCTGGCGTATCCAGGTCCGGGAACTCCTTTTTGAGGTCATCCAGCAGCTCGGCCGGGTGGGGAATCGGTGGCACGTCCGGCTTTGTATAATACTTTGAGTTCTCATCGGCTGGATCGATATACGGAAACTCACCCTCTTGGGGCTTGGCCATCATATCACGCTTGCGCTTCTCGAACATTGAGGCAGCCTGCGACTGGTTCTCGCGATATTTACTCATAATCTCTTCGAGCTTCTCATTCTGGTAATGAACGTCATCAATCTGCAGCCGGTCCGGTGGAATCAGAAGCCATTTATACATGTCGACCACATAAATATCGACGACTGCATCCTCGCGCTGAAGTCGCTTTGCGTGACTCGCAGCCTCTTCCTTGGTTCCGAACGCTCCACGAATCTTCATGCCAAACTTGTCATTCTTCTGTGGAAGATCCGGGCCAACAAAAGAGACACATGCAAACATCTGTCCGGGGACAGTCAGATAGTCTTGCTCCAGAGAACCCATTTAAAAGAGTAAGACGCTTATTTTTTAAGCCATGGATAAACTTAGACAAATTCACAACAATTGCAAGAGAGAATTTTTACAAAGATGGGTCTGGCGAGATTCGGTCGTGCTCGATTGTGGATGCGGACGTGGCGGCGATCTCTGGAAGTGGCGCGGTCTCAATGTCAGACTTTTTGCGATTGACCCCGACGAAGAGGCTCTCGTGGAGGCCAGGTCCCGAGCGGAGACGTCAAACACGAACGTCTTTTTTTTAGGCCAAGGTGATATTCGGCAAGCAGCCTTCGCTGGACCATATGACGTAGTCTGCTATAACTTTTCTATTCACTACATTTTTGAAACTCCTGAAATTTTCAAATCATCCATCAAGGCGATCGCCTGCGCTCTCAAGCCAGGAGGTCTCTTGTTGGGAATAACACCCGACAAAATGAGGGCCGAAATGATGGCCGATGAAAATGGAAAATATATGGATTCTCTCGGAAACAATTTCGAAATCTGGAACGGTCGGCGGCGGCTCATGGTTCAGCTTGCGGATGGGCCGTTTTACGCCGACGGGCCGAGGGATGAGCCTCTGCTCGACGCTCAACAATTGATAGAGGCTCTCAAGGCGGTCGGTCTAGAGCTCCTCATATGGGAACCCATGGTAGACAGACCCAATGGATACATTTCGGATTTATATTCAAAATTCGTTTTCAAAAAAAATACCTGAAAATACAAGAATGAAGTGGGTCCTGTTCGTGTTGCTCTGTGTCCTGATCCTGACACACGAAGAGCATAAACTTTTACGAGAACTCAAGGTGAGATACAAAAAGATAATAGAGGTTTTACGGGCCACGAATGATCCTTTATGGTATCCGGTCCTCAGACCTTCTATACTTACCGGTATGGTTGACTGGTCCAAAAAGAACGGTCCGATTGGATCAAATGTCAATAAGGGGTATGAAATTTATATCTGTCTTGCGGGAGACGATGTAAATTCAGCGACCTATGTGCTGATGCACGAGCTGGCCCATATGACCGTTCCCGAATACGGACACACGGACGATTTCTGGAACAATCTCAAAAAATTAAAAGATGTATGTGTAGAGGCCGGTCTATATACACCTGAAAAGACTCATCAATATTGCGGCGACACGCTTACCGACTCTTCTCGGCAATGAATTTCTTTGCAAAATAGAAGAGGATCGCGGCGACCAGGGCAGTGACGACGAGGCCTGTCAGCGAGGCGTCGCCCGACTCGTTCAGAAACTTTGGGACGAGCGTGCTGAGTTTCTCCTGAACTGGTTTGGAGAAGGCGAGGACCGCGGCCAGACCTGCGAGGCCCGCCTGGAACTGCTCCTCAGTGAGGCCGAGGGGAAGGGCGCCAGACGCTTTGGCTGGGCGACCTGAAGGACCGGATGGACTTGGGGCTGGCGCCGAGCCGAACCCGCCCTGGGAATCGTCCATGAGCTCATCAATTGGAGTAGAAAAGTCAGCCATTTGAGATTCGTCAATCTTTTTTTCTGGCTCTAATAACCCAGTCGGAATACCCTTTTCTGGCTTTGGTTTTCGGGCCAGGTCCTCCTCAATTGACGGTGTTCGAATCTCAGATATGAGCGTGCTCTCGCTCGGGTTGTATGTTTGCATATGCAATTTAGAATGAAAATTCAAAATAGTCTAGGACGCAGACTTTTTTACGACTGTGACCGTCCCTCCCTTGCGCTTGACGACCGGTTCGGCCGGTTTAGATACTGATGCCGCTTTTGAGCTATAGTTTTTCTGATGGCACTTCCAAAACGCTTCCGAACCGACCCTAAAGTTTTTTCGAATAGGCGCCTTGTACCAGAACACGCAATCTGTAATCTTGTTCGACTTTGAAGTATTATCGAGAACAAGACACTCGTAGTTTTCCGTGCACGCATCCATGACCTGTGAAAATTGATCGAAATTTGGAAAGACTCCAAAAAAAGCTTTATACAGATTTTCTCGATTCTGACGGACGTTGTCTCTGAGCGCAAAGAGATAGTCCACGTTCGTCCGAATCATAGGGGTCATATCCATGCAATATTGCGTGGTCATCATGAAAAATATCTTCCAGTGACGACCGTTCATAAAGAGCTGGCGAATGCATATGTCTCGCATGAAGGCACGGTCATACATACAATCGTCCATGAGTACGAATACCGGCTGGCACCGCCCGACGGCCAAGAGGCGTTTTTGACGTTCGATCAATTTTTCGAGAGCATCTTTGTTATAGTCTCCGTAGACGAAGAGGTCGGGTATAAATTGCTTGTAGTAGCCGTTCCCTTCTTCGGTGCCAGACATTGCTATTCCGGCCGGTAAGTGTTTCTTGTGCCAGAGAATATCAGCGACGAGCGTACTCTTACCAGTCCCTCGTTTGCCTATAAATACGCATACTTTGTCATCGCCCATTTGTGAAGGGTCAAACTTTCGCAACTGCAGAGCCATTCCTTCTATAATTTTAAAACAAAATAGGACAGGTCCTGAGGCGCGCAGACTCTTTATCAAATAAGATGTAGACTAAAAACAGGAATGAGCTCGGGTCATATAGAACTCGCAGCTCAGGGGAAACAGGATGTTTTCCTCACAGGCTCACCCCAGGTGACATATTTTGCGGGAAAATACAATCAACATACACCCTTTGTGCTTGAGGCCTACGATATTCCCTTTAACGGTCAAGATCTTCAGTTTGGCACTACATCTATCTGTAGAATTCCAGCAAAAGGAGACCTCATACGGGCTCTCACACTTCGGCTCACGCTCCCCGCTCTTTATGACCCAGGAACAGACTGGTACTGGCCCACATTTCCGACAGGTGCCAACTTCCCGCGACTCTCGCTCGGTTTACCAGACGGAACTATAGTAGGCCCTCTCGTCGGCTCCACGACAGTTCCGTATTATTCTTCAGTCACGTCGCCTTGGGCCTCTCAATTTTCACCATATATTACATATTCTCAGAGTCAAAACAAGTTTTTGTTTAGTCAAATAAGCAACATCATAGTTCAAAGCACAGTGTCGACGACCGCGGCCCAGAGCCCTCTGTTTTGGGGGCTGGACCCATCCGACGCATCATACGCGTCAGGTGGTACCCTCGTATATAACGCAACAGCGGCACACACCTTTGTCCCTCAGTTCACCCTCCAGCTCGCTGGATGGATAGGCTGCGCGCCAACCTTCCCTGCGTCCCAAAGTCAGATATATCTCAATCTGGCTCAATGGTCTTCAGGACCTGGTATATTGTCTTCAGGTATGTATCAGTTTCCGAATACTGGCTACTACGTTATTCAGTCTGGATTTAGTTTTACTTCGGGTGGTATAAATTCTCTGGGCTACGGAACGACCACGAGTTCTATAGTTCCGGTGACCCCTGTTCTTTCACAAAATTATATCCTCTCTTCGTGTCCGAACGCGACGCCACCTATCATACTACCCGTGACTGTCACAAATTCATCTTTAAATTATTACTTGTATGCAGGTTCTGGGGGAACAGCCGTATCTTTAACCAACGGATCATATATAGATCTTTCCCCCGTCGACGTCGTGCTTTCAGTCTATCCAGCATCTGTGGCGGTGCCTGTCACATTCACGACACCAACTCTCCCTACAAACGTCACACTCCCTGGACCAAACACCTCGTTCAGTAATATATTCGGTCCATATCTCGTATCTGGTGTTATACAGCTAACAAGTGGAAATCCGTCATCGGTCACTATTGGTGGATATACTTACACCTTTCCCCCGACCGGCATAAACCCATCCTGGCCCTTTATCACACCTCTTGTCAGTTCATCGTATGCTACGCACTACACTATATCTTCGACCTCACCTGATCCCTTGGCAAACTATAATCCCGGAACATTCTTTGCTCTTCAAAATCTTTCGAATGGTATAATTTTACAACAAAATCAAAATAGTCAGGTGAGCTCAACTGGATTAATAAATTTGAATAACTTTATAGCTTCGCCGGGAAGCGCCAATCCAGTCACGATCAATGGTGCCGGGTCTGTGACCTTTTCGGGTCTGGGCTATTATATGCTTACGGCTATATTCACGGGCTTACCGACAACTGGTGTCTCTTCGCCGAGCCTTCAGATCAAGGACGCTTCGGGAAATGTGATAGTAAACTTTCCTATAGGAGTGTGGTCTTCTACATCGTATACAATATCATTTCCTTTTGAAATAACAAGCACAATACCTGTGTATTCTGTCTATCTTTTACACGGAACTGGGACGACGATACAGCTCGGGTCAGGGACATACATAGCGATATATCAGGTCCAAAACCCTAATATACCTTCCAAAGTTCTCTTTCCGCCATTTAACTATTACGATTCTGTTGGAACCCTGGCGATAGAGACCGCCGACCTCAAGATTGGCGGCCAGACGATTCAGAGCCTCACGGGGGAGTATATAGAACTCTGGAATGAGCTCAATGTGCCTTATGAAAATCAACCAGGTCTCAAGTTTACGACTGGAAAATACGACATAAATTCTTCAGTTGGTCCACCGGGCAGAACATATTATGTGAATTTACCTTTTTATTTTTACGGATATCCCGAGCTTTCTTTGCCGATCGTCGCACTCGACCGTCATGCAGTCGAGGTATGGGTGAATTTTAAAAACTTTACACAGTTAACGAGCGTTTCAGTGACAAGACCGGTTCTGTCAGCCTCGATCATAACAGATTACGTATATTTGGCCGAGCCCGAAGTTAATTGGTTCAAAACTCACTGTCTAGATTATGTTATTACTCAGACACAATATCAAACATTTAATATATTTTTGAATCAGACGACACATATTTTACCACTCAATATATCTGGCCCGGTCAAGGAGCTCATATTTGTCCTTCAAAATGTAGGGAGCGCTCCGTATGACTATTCAAATAATGGGCTCAAGAGCATAGGTCTCACCTTCAACGGTCAGGATGCTCTTCTGGCAGACCAGACCGACGCTCTATATCTAGGAACGATCGAGCCTATGAATAAGCACGTAAACTTTTTTTCAAAGATTCCCGGAATAAATACACTCGGCCGCCAATTCTTTTTGTATAGTTTCGCCAAGGACCCCATGAACCCGCAGCCGACCGGTCAGGTAAATATGAGCCGAATAAGTCAGATTCTGCTAGAGCTGAACTTGACACCACCCGGACCGGTTCAGAGCTTCCGCGTGGCTGCGATCAACTATAATGTTTTGCGGGTCGAAAATGGCATTGGGGGAATTATGTTTAAATAAGTTCTAATAATCTAATAGATGGCTGGCAGGGCGAGTCTTGCTTTTATAGGACCCGAAGAAATTTCACTCAGCGGAGAGCCCGAGGTGACCTATTTTATAGAAAAATACAAAGGTCAAACTCTATTTTCATCTCGAATCGAGACCGTACAGTTCAATGAAAACGGAGCACAGTTCGGGACCGTGAAGCGCCTGACCCTCCCTAGGTCCGGAGATCTCATTACGGACATGTTTCTCAGGGTGAATTTTCCGCAAACGTCATCCAATGTCTTGGATTCTGTCGGAACACTCATGTTTCAGTATGTCGAACTATATATAGGTTCAGAACTTGTGGAGAGATTATGGGGTGAATATATAGAAATAAAATTCGATCTTGAAATTCCTCAAGCAAAGCAGCCAGGTCTTTCGAACCTCATAGGGAAGAACCTGACCTTTTCGTCACGACCCAACACTGTATATACCGTACCGCTCCCTTTTTCACTCTTCAAAAAGGGTCTACCGCTCTGCGCTTTTCGAGAGGATATATCGATACGTATCGCCTGGAATCCTTCGTTTATTTTCACGAGTCCGGCCGTAAATATACATGAACTTTTTGAGAGCAATTTGAATATCGAATATACTTACATATCTGATCAAGAGATTGATTTTATACGAAAATCCCATATTCACATGTTCGAACAGGTTCAGGTGGCCCAATTTTTTTCGACATCGAATATATTTTCTAGGAATCTTGAGTTTTATAACCCTATTAAGGAGATGTATATCGTTATACAAAATCAGGCAGCCCTCGGGTATGACTATTCACTATCCGCCAACGGGACTCCAACTCTTGGTACGGGCGATATGCTTTCCAATTTAGAATTAAAATTCAATGGAGTCGAGAGGATCTATCAGAATGTCGGATCCCCAATCTTCCTTCGGATCATTCAACCCCTTGAATTTCATACTAGAATTCCTGACCGATGGTTCTATACCTACTCGTTCTGTCTCGACCCAGAATGGGAAATTCCTACCGGAGCCATAAATTTTTCTAGAATTTTGAATCAAAATATAAAATTACTCATGAACCAGACGAATGCCAATATCAGGATATACATGAAGGGCTATAACTTTTTGGATCTGTCTGGAGATTCGGCCCGTCAGGTATTCTCAAACTACTTTTAACTTAAAAAGCTGATGGGTCTATTATCAAATGGAGGAGGCCGCGCTCGACATCTTTCTCCCGGTCATAGAGTCGGCGACAGTTCTGGCGGCTCACTACGCAAAGGCGTGTGACAGGGATGTAGTTACGGCTGAAGATATGAGTATTGGTCTCATGTATGCAGCTCGAAATATTATAGGGAAACAAATAGGTTCCTTATATCCTGAAATTTATGAAGACGAGGAAGAGGAAGAGGAAGAGGAAGAGGAAGAGGAAGAGGAAGTTGAATGGAAGAAATACGAGGGAGATGATGATATGGCAAAAAAGATGAATGAGTGTATGGAGACTTGGGGTGATTGGATCCCAGAAACACCAGCAGAACGTGCGCTCAAAGATTCAATAGACAAAAGTTCGGTTTTTTGTAGGGGATGAGCTGTGTAAAATATTATGTGATCGAAGAGCCCGATGATAAACCAGCATACAAATATATTCTTCAAGAAGAGGAATATGAGGAAGACGAGCCAGATGGGTATACAAAGGCTGAAGAGGCTCTGATCGGGGAACAGGTAAACATAGAGCCTTGGGAGCCGGCTGATAATTTTTTTAGTTATATATAATACAAATGGCCTCTGTCGTCTCCAACGTTGCACTCCAGCTCGAGTCTCAGTCTCTGAATTCTATCGTCGGTGGGTTTTCTTTCGCATCAGCGCTGGCCTGGTATACCGTGGTCAAGACGCTGGTCGAGAAGACGGTCAAGTCAGGAAATGGCCTGAAGCACGATCTGATCGCGGCCCTGGTGACGACCCTGTTGGCAATTATGGTCTTCATGGTCGTGAAGGCTGTCGCGCGCAATGTCAAGATTAACGAGCCCAATCAGGCAATGTTCGCGGTTACCCGCTAAGTTGCTCCAGACGCTTCGTGAGCTCCTGAACGGCTCCGACAAGATGAGCTATTATATGAACTGGATTGATGGCCTGCATAGCAGGACCATCTTTCACACCTTTTACTGCACCCGGAAGAACTTCTTGCAGTTCGTGTGCAATAAAACCACTCTCTATATTTGATGGATCTACATTCAAAGTATAATTCACAGGACGAAGAGCTTGTATTATGCTGAGCGAATCGTTCAAAGGCGCTATGTTTGACTTGAGACGATAGTCACTCGTCGGCGTAAATGCCGTACCATGTACGTTACCGGCTGTATCAAAAAAAACATAAGTGGTTGGTGAATTATTGTTAATAAAAGTTAAGCTGGCAACAGAGGGAACTATGTTCCATGTAGTAGGGCCCACCAAAAAATTTACATTAGGAAATGTCCCATATAATGTCACGCCGCCAGAAGTTGAAGTAAGACCGACGCCAGTCACTGTTCCAGCCGATGCGACTATATTTCCAGCCGTTGCGACTATATTTCCGGCCGATGCAGTCACCCCACCGGTAGTGGCGATAAGACCTGTTCCACCCGTAACTGTTCCGCTGGCCGATACGCCTCCTGCTTGTGCTGTTATATTCCCGGTAGAGGCGATAAGACGT